AGTAATTCTTACAGGTGTACCAGTCTGAAGTCCATGATCAGTAGAAGTGACAACAGTAACAACAGAAGTTGCTGTACTATCTGTTGGTGTTAGACCAGAATAGATATCGCTAATTGCAATAGCACCTGCTTGACTTAGAGAACCAACAATTCTGCTTTCATCAATTTTCTTCTCAAAGTCATCGTTACCAGGATAATCAGGTAGTGCTCTACCAGAACTTGTACCATAAGCAAGTGTCAATTTATGGTAATACATCCCCAGGTCAGTATTACCTGTAGATTCAAAGTTGTTTGTACCGTCTGCATATTCAAAGCAAGACAGTTTATGGTGAGAGAATCTGGGAGCGTATCTGTTACCAGTGCTATCCTTAAAGATCGTGTCGTTGGTATCAGCATCAAAGAATGTGAAACCATACATGTAGCATCCGCCAGTCAATCTAAAGACTGAAGATCTCTCAATGTTTACATTCTCAGGATCGGGAACATACTTAGGACGGATCTTAGTTTTTCTAAGGTCAATACTAGTGATCGAAACACCACGGGGAATAATTACACCACCGTGAATAGAGTTGAACTTATAAAGATCGTTCTGAGCATCCTGAATATTAAAATTGGACGATAGTGTCAGTTCAGGAATACTTTGAGTGGTGCCATTAGCATCTGTAATATTACCGCTGGTGTCAATGCGATAACCTGGTCTGTTGTCGATGTAGTGAGTACCAGGAGAAATAACGATTGTTGTTTGATCAAACTTATCGTTGTCTACACCCGCCTGATAAGAAAATCTCGCTGCTTCAATTAGAGCACGCTGGATAGTCCTAAATGGACGTGCTTTTGAATTACCCTGGTTGGTAATATCATCAGTGGCGTCAATTTCGTTAGGATCAACGTAAATGATGAAACCCTGAATATTCTTTAGAAAATTCTCTAGTCTGCTTAATGGCATTGCCTATAAATAATGACACCTTCTTCTTTGTATTTATAAGTATGGCGCTGGGCAAAAAAAGCAGTGAATTGATTAATTCTTACAAAAAATCTATTGAGCAAGATCTAGAACAGATCAAACAACTGAAACAGACTAAAGAAGGAATCACAGTCCTAACAGATCCTTCAGATCCTAATAGTCAAGTTGCTATTGTGGAGGGCGTGAATACTATGATCAATCGTTTTGGTCCATCCACAAAAGGATTAGATAACAGGATCGTAACGATTAATGCACAAATTAGAGATATTCAAGATGAAATCCTGGCACTTGGACAGAGTGCAAATGCTGTAGGTTGTGGATCTACAGGTGATGGTGTTGTAGAAGTTGTTGGTGATGTAGTAACTGCTTACAGTTGGTCTTTCACTACACCCAATCCATTTGAAGTTAGTACATCAACATTGACATCAAACAATCTTGGTGTCGGTACTTATGTTGGTGTTTCTACGGTATCTATCGGAACTCACTTCGGTATTCCAGGTGTTGCAACATGTGTCGGTTATGCAACTTCCATTTCTACACTAGAAGCAAGTCTTTCGACATATAGGTCTGAAAGAAATTCCGTAATCGTTCAAGTTAATGCCCTAAAAGAAGCAAGATCTAACTTTGAACTTCAAAAATTTGGATATGACCAGGCGGAGTCCAAGATCAATGCTCAGATCACCGCCAAGTCAAACATCATCACTGCTCTAGAAGATCCAGAAAATCATCAGTATTTTGATGAGACTCTGTAGTATAAGTGGGGGGATGAAAAGCACAATACTCATTGAATGTGATTTTCATTTCCTTATTCGTTAGACCACAGTGTTCTGCTGCCTTGGGCAAATTCCACTTCGCAGAAAACAGCATTTCCATAGATTTTCTGGTCTCAGGTCTCATTGTACTAGAATCTTACTAGATTTTGCTTTTTGATTTTTCTTGACGTGCTCTTCCCACCGAATTGCATCTTCGATGTTGAAAAAAGTAGCATTTTCACGCTTGTCGGCGTATCCCTGACGCGGGACATAATAAGAAACAATGTACTTCATTGAAATTCAAAACCCTGGGGGATTTTTTCCATGTTTTCTTGAATCATCTTGAAAAGACGGGTAAACTGGTCTGGAGTATCACAGACCAGTTGCTTTTTACTACCGTCAGAACCATGAAGCGTGAAGGTTCTTCCTTCTACTGAGGCGGTAATCTTGTCGATGTACTCGTCATCAAACGGTTTATTCATGATGTGACGGTGGTTTACCGCACCATCTTACCAAGGATGGTGCGCTTTGTCAACCTGCGCGGTGTCAATGGTTTTGGGGGGTTCGGGAGCGGGGGCAGGTGCTTCCACTTCAACATCCAGTTTTCCAATATCTTTACGCTCTGCCTGAATAAAGTAGTAGCAGCGGATCCCAGAACCAGCATTGTTCTTCACCACAACCTTAGAACCCCACTGGATCTCACCAACGTAAAGTTCCTGGGAGTGACCGAATGGGGTCAATTGAACGGTGATACTTTCTGGATCTACCAGACCTTTCCAGTAATCAGGTAGTTCAATGACATTTGAACCGCCATCAAGTTTGCCACGAACATAAACACCATTCTCAGGTCCTTCCAAAGAACCATGGCGGAGACGCATACCTTCCTTTGTGGGATGCTCAATATCGAATAGTTTATTTCCTGCAGACAGAGTTCCTGTCACATGCAAGTTTCCATAATCAGTAGATAAAGGTGCTGCCCAGTCAACAGTAGGGGCAGCAGAAAAATCATAAGGTTGAACGGTCACAGAACCACCGATTTCAAGGGCAGCGCCTATTCTATCATAGAAACCGATGTGGTTGTGGAGTCCTACCGTGTTCTTCAATCCGATGTGATTACTGATACCAAATACGTTATGAACACCCCATTGGTTCGTCATACCCAAAAGATTGGTTACACCAGAGACCTCAAGTGAGAACGGTAGTTTAGGTCCTGTGGGGATAGGAGGGGCGATTGTAACAGTTGCCCTCGCAAAACCAGCAGTCGTTGGTAGTCCAAAAAATGCGGGACCACAACATGCCAATGTACCAGCAAATGGGTCTAGATCATCAGTTAGAGTTCCAAGAGATGCATCAATTGCAGCAGGTAACTCTGGTCCAATATAAACTTTGCCACATGATAAGTCAGCAATGCCTGCCATAATTAACCTCCAGGAATAAGGAATGTATTAATTGCTTCTTCAATAAAGTCATTGAAGGATGTAGGAATCAGTTTTGATCTTGGTTCGACAAATCTAATTGGATTACCGCGTACAAATACAGCACCCTTGGATGCCAAGATCAGTCTATGGTCACAAATCATGGCACCCATGGTTCCAGTCATCTTAATATTATTTCTTGCTTCAACCCTAAAATCATTGTTTGGTCTAGCAATGATATCACCTTTGGTGCCAGTGCTCTCCATTACAATGTCTTTTGCTCTAAGAGTTAGTTTCTCTTTACATTCAATTTTGAGATCACCGTCAGAATAAATGTTGAGTGGTCCAGTTCCTCTTTGAAGAATGTTAGATCCCAGATCGTTTGGTGATGCTCTGAGTTCCCATCCACCGTCCTTGAAGACCCTAAGACTTGCTCCAGATCCACCCGCCAGTTGACAATTTTTCTTTCTCGTTATTTCACCATCACGTTCTTCACCGAATTGGAGAAAACCGTCTTCTGGATGAGAAAATGTTAAGGGAGCATGACTCATTTTTTATATGCGCTGACGCAATCGATAACAGCGATAGTCTTGGTAGGATCAACATCAATGTCGCCCACTTCTCTAAATTCTAGAACGGGTTCTAGAACCGCACCAAAACCACTCGTTGTATTTATTGTTAGTTCAGGGAATCTATCACAACCCGCTTTATTACTGATTAGATCTGCACCAACGATTCTACCTTCATCGTCTAGAATTGGTCTTAGAATACCACAATCACTCTCAATCAAATCACCTTCTTGATAATTTGCACCAGTATTCACAACATTTACACCAGTCAAGAACCCAGTAACTTCTTTACCAGTATTCTCTGCAGTAATTGCGGGTGCAAGATAATTACCACCAGTAGAGAGCATTCTTACTCCAGTGACTTTACCATCCTGCATAATTGCTCTGCCTATTGCACCGCGTCCATTTTCGCAAGCATCAATAAATGCAACGAAAGGTGCTTTTGTATATCCAATACCAAAATCTTGCATATCGACACCAACAATCTCACCAAAACTATTCACCACAGTGCTTCCCAGTGCCCCTGCACCACCGCCACCAAAGAATTCTACGGTAGGTGGACCACACTCAAATGTAAAGGGATCACAGGGTCCGATAAGTGCCTCTGCTCGTGCTGCTGCTTGATCTCTGGTAAGTTTATCTCCAAATAAACCCTCAACTTCATCATCACCACCACCAAACCAACCCTTAACTGCCGATTCTGCTTTACCCGCCAGTCCATCAAGTTTAGAAGATAGGTCAATAGTTCTCTGAAAATCAATAATATCTTGGGGAACAGGACCAAAATTTGCTACCCAATCATATACATTGTCTTCACAGTTATCACCTTCGCAACTCAAGAAGTTCAATGCTTTCTTAGCAAACCCAAGAACCTTGTTAAAATAGTACATAACAGTATTGATTCCACCAATGATTGGTTGAATCCCCTTCAACGCATCATTTACTGCATCTTGCAATTGATCAGTAATGTTCGCGATCAGACCACCAATAAACTGCTCCGCTGCACACAGTGGCATCGTGATGATCTTTCCTAAAATACCAAATAGGAATTCTTCGACAATACCTGTCAAACCTTTTAGTACTTTTTCAAATACGCAATACAAAGCATCTGTCGCTTTGAACATTGCAATTTCTTTAATGAGACTATCAGGAACAAACTGATTAACAAGTTTAGCAAATTTGTCGTAGATTTCACCCAAAATCCATTTTCTAGTCTCTTTAATAACTATAGAGAATAGACCAGAGATGATATCTCCAACTTGACCCACCAGTGCAGATGCACTTTGAATCTCATTCAGAACTGGATCAAGATATCCTTCTTTAAACTCTTTTAATTCTCTTGCGGTTTTGATGAAGGATCTTAGTGTCTTAACTAGATTAGACATAATTCCATCACCACGGTCACATTTAGGAACCGCAGCAAGTCTAACCTCTGCCTCATCAATAACTAGTTGTTGTGTAGAAAGTTCTTGGTCTTCACCACCCTCTCCCCCTGGTTTTACGCCGAGTAGTGCTCTATTCGCTGTAGGAATACCTGCTCCTGGAGGTGGTTCTGTCCCGCTAGTCGATACATGCTTACCATACTTCAGTTTTGGATTAGGACCAATTGGTTTAAATTCAGATGTTCCCTTCTTAATTACCTCATTGAATAGTTTTACATCTTGAATAGTATGGGAAGCAAACAATGCACCCATAATAATGGGTTGTTGTGCATCAGCACCATCCAAGAAGAAACCTAAAACAGTTTCTCCTCCCTGCAGCGCAAAACTAGATCCACCGTAGTTATTGCCAGCGCCAACATTAGGTGGAACTAGAAAATGCGCCCAAGGTAATTCTTCATCTTTAACCGAAGAATCAGAAGGATGAAAACCAAATATTCTTACCTTTGCTCTATATCCATACTTAATACTAAACTCACGCCAATTTGGATCAGGAGTCACCTGGCCAATAAACCAGCGAAACCCGTCATTTCCAGCAAAGTGTGTGTTTAGTACGTTATCAATTAACATTAGTCGTCGTATACTCTACATTCTAGGGCATCTGGGTTTGCATCACAATAAAGTTCAAGAGAAGATGGGTCGTGATCATCTTCTGGATGTCTTTGATGATATGCTTCTAACTCTTCCAACTCAGATTGTGTATGTCTACGCATCTGAGGAGATAGTGTTGGATCTTGAAGTATATCTTTATCCTTCTGGATATGATCCTCAATAGACTTTTCGCTCATGATTGTTCTCCGAATGAATCTCTTACAAGTGTTAATGCCGTTCTTTCTTTACCTGAAATAAAGAGATGTCTTAGATTTTTAATTAAATAAAATCCAGAAGCATTCAAATCATTTTTAGAATATTTTGGATTAGATGTATCTGGAAGCATTAACTTAATTACATCTCCGCACTTTAGTTGAAGATTACATGGTACTGTTATATTTAACGTCTGTTCAAACAAGAGATTATATCTCATGATTGACTGAGACTGGTAATATGGTTGATCTTGTGCGGTCTTAAGATCACCCTTATCAGATAGTGTGCCAGCATCAATTACTTTCAAAATTACTCTAGAAGGTACATTCCCAACGGCACCAGGAAACTTATGTTTATCAAGTGTTCCTGCAGTTCTACCACTCAAGGATGGGAGACTTTGTTCTAAAGTATATTTGTGAAATTGTGGTTGTCTAGTGACAATATCATAAAATAAGTTCAAACTTGCATGTTTACCAATCTTCAAATCCTCAATCATTTCCACAGTTTGATCAAATATTGGATCCGAAACTAACTTGAAGTTAGCATCAGCATCCGCAAATTGACTGACGTGTGATTGATAATATGTGAAGTAGTTCTTGGTATTTTTTAATTGGTGAAAAAGTTCATCAATTGCTCTAAAGTGGTAACCATCTCTATTTTGGTAAAACAAGAAACCAGCACTTCCTGATGTTTTTTTGTTGTCTACTGTGCTAATCGACTTAGCAGACAACCAAATTAAAGTTTGAAATGGTTTCTTGTAATTGCCCATGAAGTCATAGACGTTTGACGTTGGGTCAATCTTTCCTATTCTAGTGGTTTTTAGTTCTTTTGACAATATACTCTTTACAGTTTCACTAATTTTTCCTTTATACTTCCTATAAAGGAAAGTTGTTTCATTAGTAAACATCTCCCTGGATATCAGGTGCAATGTAAAACTTTCTTTATTGTTCTGCTGTACAATGTTGGCGTCCTTGTACACATACATCTCAAGGTCTTGAGTTGTATCCAAAGATCCACTAGCGTGCTTGATCTTTAGGAAAACTCTTTCTCCACCATGAATTTTAAACTTACTAAAAATTCCAATACTATTAATGACAGGAAATGTCATGTATAGTACAGGTTCAAAAATGCTCTCGTAGTAGTCAATATCACCAATAAATTGCCTCAAATCTGCAGATATGGGATTCCCCTTGGAATCTGTGTCATCTGCAGACACCAATGTTGCTTCTAGAATTTGATGACTTTTGTTATAACTCTGCATTATGTAAATCTATCTAGACTTAGGGCCAATAATTGACCGTGTGTTAATCCCTTACTCCCACTCCCAAGAATTATCGCAGGTGGTTGCGATACAGCAACATGCGTGCTTCCTTTTTGGGATTTACCACTACTAAATGGTAAGAATGTGAACATACCCTCATTATTTAGTCCAGCACTAGCAATCTTTGGTTCCAATTCTGGAATACTAGATGTTCGTTTGATAGGTTCAGGAATCCTTTCTGCTTCTCTCAATGAGGGTAGTGGATCAACTGGTGCCGCCTCTTGTATGGTTGGACCCTGCAAAATCTCAAAATGAAGGTGCTCATCCCACGACTTTGTTTTGGGTCCAAGTACACCAATCTTTTGTCCAGCAAATACATCACCCTCCTGAACGGATGCATTAACGTGCTTATATCTCGTGAAAATGCCACCACCGTGGTCGATTAGGATAATATCCTGACCATATCTATCTTTACCTTCAATCTTCAATTCACCATCTTTAAAGGCAACTACAGGAGACCCTGGGGGAAGACCTCCAATATCTTGCCCAGTATGTCCGCCATAATTTCTAGGAGCACCGTACTCTCCACCAGGGAATCCAACCTCCTCAGTGCTTAAAACACCGCCTGGAAGCGGGAAAATACCTTCGATAGGTTGTACTGTTCTTGGTCTTCTTGGTCTAGTAGGAGTAATACCAGTAATATCTATATCCCTGTCCTTTTTAACAAAGAAAGGTTTAAAGGTTTCTAACTTACTAATAACTCTTTCAAATATATCTAGAGATTTACTAAGTGCTTTTGCTGCTGGAGATTCAACAGGTTCTATCTGTTGCTTAAGAAGTTCTTGTAGTCTATCTTCATTAGAAGATTCCTCAGCAGGTAGTTGTTTATCAGCACCAGTAAGATTATCTGCTAATTTTTGAGATCCAAAAGCACCAACTAAACCAGCACCAAGGACACCAAGACCATAGATAATTCTAGCACCAGGAATAGGTGTTACCAGTAGTGGTGATAGTGCAACTGCTGCTGCTTTGGCACTAGCAACACCACCCAAAGTAGTGGCAACTGAACCAACTGCTGCTTGTGTTTGTGTCTGACCCTCCGATAATCTAGTACCATAATCTATTCCAGTCAATGCAATACCCAAAACAGGTACACCGCTGGGTTTAAGACCTGCAGGAGGTTTAAATCTACTTAATAAACCCCCAGGTTTTGCTGCTTGAACATTACCAGTAATTCTTGGACCGCCGCCTCTGGGTGCTGCCGTTCCACCGCCCGTAATTTGTGGGCGTGTTCTAAAAGGATTTCTAAGTCCCTGTGTGCCAGTAATTCTAGGTCTGGATCCTCCGCGACCTAGAAGTCTCAGTCCAACACCGCCAGCAGCAGCGCCACCAAGTCCAAGCAATTTAGCAATATTGCCAAATGTATTGTTTACAGACTTCTCTTGCTCTTTGCTTCCGATAAAATCCGCCATCTGGCGGTAGACAGCAACTCTTTCTTCATGAAGTTGTTTCTGACGTTTCTCAGACGCCTTAAAATAGTTCTTAACAACTTGAGAGGAATTGTTAAAAACTTTTTGCGTTACTACCGCTTGCCTTTTTGCTTGCCTTACTTCAATCATTTTATCCTACCATATTGAAAGTACTGATATAATTCAGTCTCATATGACTGTTAGGATTTTCTGCCGAATAAATTTCGTGTTCACCACCTGCAGCAGAAGCAATAGGACCAGGTTCATTAAATGCTGGGGCCTCTGGGGGTGTCACCTCAAATGGTAAGAATGCTTGGGGACCAGGACCTTCTTGATATTCAGGTTTTTTTAGAAGTTCATCATAAGATTTAAATTTACTCTGATTCTGCATCATAAACTTACGAATCTCTTCTGCAGTGATGATCCCATCAGGTTGTTTCCCTGCGTTACCACCGCCTTCAACGTCAATCCCCCTATTTGCCGCATATGCTTGAGGAGTGTCTTTTTCCGTATAGATTGGATCTTGTGGTTTAGCACCTAACAATGCAGGCGCTAATTGCGCCAAGGCAGTATCCATTACGCCTTTAATTTGCTTATTTCTATCTTCTTCTACTTGGTCGATGTATGAATTATATACATCCATTTGCTGTGCTCTGGATAAAGCAGCAAATTCCTCTCTAGTGTATCCAAATCTTTTTTCGGATGGATTCTTGGGGTCATACATCAACTGAAAAATACCAGTTGCACCAGATTTAGTTTTCGCTGTTGGATCAATGTTAATTCCAGACTCTTTGGATAACATTGACATTAATTCTGATGGTTTGATGCCCAATTTTTTAGACATCAATTTGACTTTCTTCAAAAATTCTTGATCATCTTTAAAGTCAGGAACCTCACTGGGATCAGCATATGGACTACCTGGTGGACCCAGTGGTGTCACATTTTCTCGGGTTATATCTCTTTCTGTAATTCCCTCATCGCTCGACATTCTTAGTAGATTATCAACTACACGTTCAAATCTATTCAAAATGAGAGTAAATCTATTAACGTTCTCCAAATCTAGAGGACTCGAAGCAGACTGCTGGGCATTCTGCCTCACCAGCAATTCTGCCAATCTATCTTCATCCGTCTTTTGACCACTTAGTGCTTTTCCAACAAGTACTCCGCCACCAAGAAGTGATAGCACTTTCAATGCCAAGGAAATCCTTCCGAGATTACCAGAACCACCAGGAATTGTTGGTGTCCTGGCAACTGAACCTGGTGCTCTTAGCACCTGAGGGTTGACTCTTGCTCCCCTACCACGAATCAAACCATAACCAATAAGAGCACCAGTAACAACATTAGTTGCGATATTAAAGATCTCAGGTGCCATTAGGGCGGCAGCTTCAGCAAAGTTACCTAAAGCGCCAGCGGTGTTTCCCTCCTTTAATTTTTCTAGTCCTTTGACACCAGCAAATGCAGCAAGCGTGCCGCGAATATCAAATAGTGCCGATCTGACACTCACAAGAGCGTATTTTTCCTCTTTCGCCCTTTTTGTTTCCGATTTGTCTTTGCTAGAACTTATTTTCTGCAGGTCCCTCATATCTTTACTGATACTGAGGAGAAGTTTCCTCATAGTATCAACAACATCACGAAGATCTCTAGTTTTACGATCAATGCGCTTATCTAGCGCCTTTTGATCATAAGCAAATGCCATCCTGCTAGAGGCACTTGAACCTTTTTTACCTTCGGCGTTGGTCTTACCTTCTGCGTTAGTCTTACTTTCTGCCTTGCCAGCGACCGCAAAAAATCTACCAGGATCTACACCCTTCTTTTCTGGTTCGTTATTTTGCTTTCTACGCGCCATTTTGTCGTGCCTTTAGATTTTCCGATTCAATATAATTTGAAAGCAGGGTGAGGTAGATCTCTCTTTCCCACGGAATCATATCCTCCAACTCGGTTAGAGAATAGTTATGATGTTGCATCAATTGAAAATTAGTTTGGTAATAATTTTCTAAACTAGCATGACAAAGCATCACATGAAAAAATTTGTTAGTCCCTCAATAACAACTTCATTTTCATTACCAGTCTTTGGATTAATTACCGTAGACTTATACATCAATTTGGGTAAGGTGTTGAAGAATTGCTCAACTTTTTTAAATTGAGAGGAATCTAGTGTTTCCAACCAAGAAATCAACTCTTTTTCGGTGCAATCGCTAGAAGACCATGCCTCATCTTCGGTGTAAATTGTGTCAATACAGGAGGCAATAATCTTGAAGGTTTTATCTACAGTATCCTTGCCATCTGCCGATGTCATATCAAAATTATTATCAATAAATTCCTGAAGAGATGGGTACTTCATCTTCATATGAATACCTTCAGAAACCTCAATGGTATCTGTATGGTCATCAGGAACATCAACATAAACATCAGCAATGTTTACTGTGTGCTCAACTTTCGTTTCGCCATCATCTTGACATGTTACAAGAACATCGACTGTCTCACCAACAGATTTAGATCTGATGTTTAAAAATAGATTCTCAAGATCAAAACTTGGTAGAGTTTCAATCTTAACACCTCTGGTCAAAATACAGTTTTGAAGGGTCTGTTTGATTGCAGTAGTGATGTCTTGTTGATTTTGACTTTCTAGAGCAATAATCAAAACCTTTTCTTCTTTTACAAGAAATGGTCTGTACTTGATGATTTTACCGTTGGAGATGAGTCTCAACTCATAAGTTGGGGTTGCAACTTTGGGTAAAGGCATAATATCCTATAGATTTCAGTGAAATTATTTATAGAGGTAATTTTCTGGATTATTTCCAGTTTTCTGGTAATTTTTTTTCAACCAAAGTAGCATCAGCAGTACTCCTATCTCTCTTGGACAAAATATACTTCTCATAATTAAAACTGACGATGGATTTAACTATCTGCCCCTCACCATAACTGATGGGTGTGGCAATAATTTTTGTTGGATATGCCCTAAGTAGATTATAAGTTAGTGACGCAGGTTCCTGTGTTGAACCAGCAGATAGTAACTTATCTTTTGTAGAACGAAAATCTCTATTAAATTTTCTAATCAATATATCACACTTATATTCGTCAGGATATCTAAGTTTTTTGACAGAATTTCTAGAAACCGCATTATTATTATCTAATGTCGGATTAATAAATTCCTGCCATGCTTGCATAACAACCAGAGAGTTATGTCCAGCATCAACATAAAAAGTAATTTCAACTTCAGGATATTGCCTACTTACCGCAAATGATTGACTAAGACCTTGATAATTACCAAACACTTCCTGCGATACTAAGTTCGATCCAGGAAGAACTGCTTCAGTTGCATAAAATCCAAAATCATATCCACTTTCAGCAACGCCATAGGGGGGTGCGATTAAATTACCGATATAACCAAGGAGTCCCCCAGTAGCTGCAGCA